CTATTAAAAGTTTGGTCACCTTTAATTTACTAAATATCAACAATATGCACAACTTTTTAAACATAAATCTTTTATAATTTAATTCCGCCAATAGGTAATTTATATCTATTTTATAGTGCTATATTATATTCTACTTATATTTATAGATTAAAATACTCATTCCTTCTCAAATTTCATCAATCCCCCGAATAACAATTGAACATTTTAGATAGACTATAGGTTACTTTTCCCTCCCTATTATTCATAAACAAAAAAAGGAAAGATTTATGTTAGTGATACAACCAAAAGACAGAACTACCAAAATGCTCTCAATCCTCTATGAAGGGTTGGAAGCACGGTTAATCGAATCAAATTGCTCCAACAAAGAGATGGGACATTTGCTTCACCACACGTCTCCAAGCGAGCGTATCATGCTGCTTGGTCATGGCTCAGACAAAGGCTTATACTTTCGCAAGAACGATGAAAAAGAAGGCTTTGATGGCATTATCATAGGTCATCCGCAAGCCTATTATCTTCGCAAGCATTGTGGAGGCATCATCGGTATATGGTGTCATGCTGTAGAGTTTACCAAGAAGGAAAGGCTGCATGGCTTGTTCTCTGGCATGATAATATCAGAGATGAGTGAAGCCGAAGAGTATGGTGTGGTTACTGACAAGGAGAGCATGGACAAGACAAACCGCATCATGTTTACCCAACTCAGAAGGCTTATGGACAACGGCACACCACTACATGAGATACCGGAACGCTTGAAGGCGTTGGACACCACTCAAAGTGATTTGTCACGGTTCAACTACGAGAGGTTTTACTATGTGTAACACAATTGAGGATTATGAATACAATAAACATTGTACTGGCTATATTTAATCAGCTTACGAGAAAGGGCGCATGGCAAAACATTTTCGTCACGCACAATGCTTTTGGCATATTCAGCAAATACAGCCATATTTCCCGAAGGAGCGGCAAGCCTAAGGTAACATATCCATCAAAGCATGTTGCAGAAAAGGCTGCGGAAGCAATGGGAAAGAAACACGGAGTACATTTTTCGGTTTATAAATGTGCATGGTGTGACGTATGGCATATAGGCAAAAACAGCGAGAACAAAATTCCTGCTTTGAAAGTAGAAGAATAATCACATAACAAGAATAATCATGAAACAGAAATATATCGTTTGCTTTGTTTGCACAGGCAATGCCTGCAGAAGTCCATTTGCTGAGTGTGTCCTCAGAACGATGTTTGAAGAAGAGGGAATGAACAATATCGAAGTGTTCTCTCGTGGCACACTGAACTAGGAAGAAAACCTTCGTGATGAAAACATTATGCTTTATTTTAATACACCATTAAAACGATGCAAAAGTATTAAAATAACGTGACATAACATACCTCTCCCATACACTTATACTCCACCAAAGAGATTCAGTAAAAAGAAAAATGAATAAGTCTTTGCTAACCATACAGGCTTATGTTTAAGCTTAATTGCGTAATATCGTCTGCATCAAAGACAATGGGGTTGTCCAGTATAGTACAGTTATAAAAAATAACATTTTTGAGTAGAAGCTATACTATCAGTATACGTTTCTATATAAAAGACGAAGTCATTACCCAAAAGAATGAAATCTCTACCCAAAAGGATTTGGATGCTACCCAAAAGAAAGTGCTGAAATATTTCGATTTCTCATTGGAGGAAGCCAAGTCAAAGGGCATATCTGAAAAGAACAAATTCTTTGAGATTTTCGAACAGTAATCCATAACAATAATTATATTTGTAGTATTAATCTTATAACACAACACTGTTTTTTTCAAAGCGTTAATACAATTTTTTCTACCACATATAAAAATGTATATATGAAAGGATACTTTTTAAAACTTATCAGGAAATCACAAGATAGAAAAATAAAGAATATAATCAAAAAGTGGCTTATCCAGATTGATCAGAAAGAGAAACTATCACAAAATATAGTTGCCTTAAACTTTAATTTATACGAAGGCCCATATGCTTTGGATTTGATTGGCTCCAACACCTATGATGAGAATGACGAGGACTGGGCGTGTAATGAAGATTTTATACCGAGTCTACGTCGTTGTCCGTCTTTGGGAATTTCCGATGATAAGAGTTTT